AGCGACTGCTCGCGGGCTCCGGTGGCTGTCTCGATTACGTCCCAGACGCCGCGCGTCTTGTGCGCGTGCAGCTCGTCGATGATTCCGCAGTGGACGTTCAGACCGTCGAGCGAATTGTCTTCCGAGGCCTGGGCCAGAAACTTCCCGTCTTCCTCCGGCACGCTGAGCGAGCGGGCGTTCACTTCGACGCCGTAGGCTTCGCGGAACTCCGGCTCCTTCAACGCCATCTGCCGCGCCGTGCGGAACACGATGCCGGCCTGCTCGCGCGTGGTGGCGAGCGAATAGACTTCGGCGCCCGCCTCCCCATCCGCGGCCAGCATGAAAAGACCGATGATCGCGGCCAGGGTCGATTTTGAATTCTTGCGAGACATTTCGAGATACGCAATAGCGAAGCGCCGGTTACCGTCCGGCTTCAGCCATCCGAATAACGTCGTGAGAATGAAGCATTGCCAGGGTTCCAGCCGGATCGGTTCGCGGCGCCGGGCCCACACTCCCTTGATGTGGGGCAGGCATTCGCCGAACAGGCAGATGCGCTCGGCTTCGTCGATATCGAAGTGGTAGGCCGAGCCTTCCGGCGCCCAGCGCTCCAGGTCGTCCAACTGCCGCTGACACGCTGCTTTGGTCCATTTGCATGCGGGCACTTCGCCCGAGAGCACATCGTGACAATACTTCAGGCCGGCTTGGACGTGGGGATAGGTTTCGTAGCGGCCCATTTACTCTCGGGGTCCTTGGCGGCCGATCCGCTCATCTGAATCCGCGTGCGCGCCGAAGGCGTCAATCCCAGCTCGCGGCAGAGTTTCAATTCCTGGTCGATCGCGTTCGTCACGTTGGCGTAGATCTGATTCATCGCCAGGTATCCGGTCTTGGTCTTGAGCACCATGCCCGCGATACCGGTCTTCTCGTCGAGCAGGTTGAACTTTCGCATGGCGTCCAAGCTCCGCAACAGGTGCGAATGCGTCAGGCAGAGGCTCGCGAGCACCGTGCTGTCCGCTTCAGTCAGTACCTTCATGCGCAGGAGAATCGGGACCAGGCGCCGCCATTCCTTCTTCGCCGCGGGATCCTCCCGGATGTAGAGCGGACAGGGCGGCGCCTTCTTGTCTGGCTTGGGCTCGCCTCCGTTGATGGGCCGGTGGCCGGCGTTCCCTTGCAGGAGTTTTAACTCTGTCGGTTTGGGCGGTGGTCCGCGGAGTCCCATTCAATCAACCTTGCGACAAATGCTTGTAAGTGTTACCATTGAGCCTGGAGCCTCCGTGAAACCTTGGAACAACGACATTGACCCCACTACCATTCCGGAAGACGTATTCAAGTCGGAAATGGGCCGGCGCAACGCCCTCAAGCGGCATAGCTATACCGGCGGCGTCTTTTGGAAAAAGCACAATCCCAACACGACCCGCTGCCGCTGCCACAAGTGCATGAAGAAAAGATCCGCGTGACGCAAGCCTACAACCAATGGTCCGGCCCCACTCGCCAATCCAGATACCGCGAATACAAGGCCGCCCGGCGCGCCGGCGAGATCCCTCCGCCCGGACCGTGCGAGATGTGTGGCCAAACCATCGGCACCATGCATCACGCCGAGGACTATGGCCCGACGCGGGACGCCTACTTCGCTGCGCTGCATTCCCTGTGCGGAAGGTGCCATGCCTGGCTGCACCTCAGATTCCGATTCCCCGGTTACTGGGCTGCCTACAAGCAGCGCTGCAGAGCGGGCCCGCGGCTGCCGGCGGTGAAGAGCATGGCCGAAGTTTTCGGCACCTGGCGCCGGTCCGATATTCCGGTGGTGGAGTACCCGCATCATGGCGCCTGGTGGGAAGTGCTTTCGACGGAGCGTTCCGGAGGGCCGCTCGTTTGAGAGCCCGCCTCAAGATCGATCGAGCAGACCGAAGTGCCCCAGGAGGTGACTCGCACCACTTGGAATCCATTCCTCAAAAACCATGCGGGGTTTTTGGCGAAGACCTCCACTCTGGTGGCGCCGCCCCGTTTTGCTTCCGCCATCAGGTGCCGTAACATTGCCTCGCCGTAACCCATCCCGCGCCACTCCGGCAGCGTTACCGTTGCCTTGATCCGCGCGGTGCCTCCCTTGCCCACCCAACATAGAGCCGCGCAGCTCACGTCCGAGCGATACCAGACGGCGCCGGCCACCGGCTTGGTCGGCAGGCCCTCCGCACGGTAGAGCGCGCAGAACTCCCTCATGGCGTCCCGGTACGGCACGGTCTTGATCGGAAATTCTGGACTCAACTTACTTTCCTCCCGTCCTCGATCGGATACCAGGCTTTCGAATAGGACCAGCTTGCGATGTTCTTCGCGGCGAACACGCCTTCCTGCGCCAGCAGCTTTACTTCCTCCGCGGATGCTCCAATCTCCACGGCGATCCGCTCAACCGGCCAGCCGTGCTCGTCGACCAAGGCTGCTACCAGGCGGTGCATCTCTACGGCGACGTGCGTACCCTTTGCCCGGTTGATCCGTACGGTGACACACATCGCTTCATCGTCCGTCAGGTCGAGTGTGGCAACCGGAACCTCTCCGCCCCAGCGCCTCAGCATTTCCTTGGACTCTTGCGCCAACCGCCAGCGATGGAAGCCGTCAATGATCAGGCCGCTCGGGTTGGCCAGGATCGGCTGTATCCACCCGGTCGCGAGCAGGGAGTGCTCCAGGAGCCGCAGCTCGGATCGATGCACCCTGTTCGGATTCCAGAAGTTCGCCCGCAGCTCCGTCGCCTGCATCCATTTGATCCCGTCGACTGGATCACGCATTGGCGGCCTTAACGGGAAGAATCCTCCGCTTGCCGCCGCCGGACATGAAGCAGCGGAGCACATGCTCGCTGGGGTACGACGCCGGCGCAAGTCGCGTCCGCTGAGCCACGCTATCAAACTCCATGATCGCCTTCGCGTATTGGCGCTCGTCCTCGATATTCTCCTCAATCCAGGCCCGCACACCTTCGAGCGATTGACCAAACTGGCGCATGACGGCCTCGCGGTCCATCTCCCCAAAGTAGCGCTCCTGCAATTCCATCTCGGGGAACACCTCGATGACGGCCGCATACAGGTCCGGAGCAAACTTGCGGAACTCGCCAAAGTTCTTCGCCGGCTCGGAGCAGATCGCGGAGCAGACTCGCAGCTTGTACTTGGACCACGCCTGCGCGTTGTAGATCGGGCAGTATGGAATGTTCCGGTCGTAGAAGAACCGGAACACATCGTTCTCTTCCCAATCGAAGATCGGCCGGCCGAGCGTCGCCCGCTTACTCGACGACGCAACGATGTAGTTGTCGTTCAGCTTGTTGACGCACGCGCGGTAACGCATCAGCGATTCCGCGGAACGAACCCCAGTCAGGATGCAGACCTTGCCAGGGAATCGGGAAGCGGCTACTTCATCCGCGGTGTATTGAGACAGCACTGTGCCCGGCGCCAGTGCCAGATCCTTCTCCGTAAGAGCCCATTCCGGCTTGGGGCGAACCCACTTACGCGCCGGATCCCACTGGACGTAGTCCATCATGCGGCCGAGGACGTACTTGTGACTCTGCAGGGGCACGGCCCACCAGGCGAGATCGAGCCAGGGCTCCTGCAAGTAGGAGCGGACAAACTGGATCACCGAGTCGTCGATCAGTTCCTCGTCCCGGAAGACCGCCGGGATCCTGGATATGCCGCGCTCCGCGGCGATTTCCCGCGTGAGATGCAGTGTGGCCAGGGAATCCTTACCGCCGGAGAACGCGACGACCACCGAGTCGTGCGTGTCGTAGATGTGGTGCAGGCGTTTCTTCGCCTCGGTCAAGACGTCCGTCGAGATATACTGTCTACGCCGCGCCATACACCACGCTGTCGATCCCGGCCGGCCGCCACAAGTCATCCGGATGGTAATAATTCAGCGGGACCGTAACCCGCCACTTCCCCTCGGGGAGCGCTGGGACTTCATGCCGAAGCTCGCGGCCGAGCATCACCAACAGATCGCCCGGCTCGTTCTCGAGGTGAAAGGAGGATCCGTCCCGCCGCTCGATGTGGGTGCCGTAGTGGCCTTTGGTCTCCGTGAGGATCAGCATGGCCGTCAGGGGATTGGTATCCCGGTGCCAGCCCTGCCTATCGCCCGGACGATCGTACACCTTCACCGTGATGGCAGACGCCGTATAGGGGGAGCAGAGCACCGGACGCCGCGCCAGCTCCGTAAGGATATGGACGCCCGCCTCATACCATCCAAACAACTCCGGGATGATCACCCCAGCCTCGCCGGCGTTCGCGATCCGGTAGTGATAAGCACCGCCCTCGTCCAGATTTGCGACCTTGCCGGTCTCCCGGTCGAGCCGCGATGCCACCTGAACCCGCGCACGCCAGGCCCATTCCGCGGCAATCTCCGGCCGCACCGCAGCACGCACCAGCGTATAGCCGACGCGGGCAAACTCGGTGGAGTACTCGCTCAAGTCTTTCATTGCGGCCCGTG